GACCAGATAGATGATTTAGTAAGAAACATAAAAGAAAATCCTGATAGTAGAAGATTAATGGTATCTGCTTGGAATGTAGGTGAATTAGACCAAATGGTCTTACCACCTTGCCATTATGGATTTCAATGTTATGTAAGAGATGGTAAGTATCTTTCCTTAATGTGGAATCAAAGAAGTGTAGATACATTCTTAGGATTGCCATTTAACATTGCTTCTTATGGGTTATTACTTCACTTATTAGCAAACGAATGTGATATGATACCTGATGAACTTATTGGTAATTTAGGAGATGTACATTTATACTCAAATCATATTGAGCAGGCTAAAGAACAACTAAGCCGAGCTCCATACCAATTACCAACTTTAAAAACTGAAGTAAAAATAGATGGTATATGTTGTGCTACACCTGATGATTTCATATTAGAAGGTTACCAATATCATCCAACAATTAAAGCACCTTTAAGTAACTAATGGAACATAAAATATACGATATATTTCCAACTCCTATTATGAAATTTAACTTTGGTAGAGAATTTACTAAAGATGAATTAAATTTTATAAATAAATGTGAAGGAAATGCTCATAGGAATTTTGGAAATAAATCTAGCAACGATAGCTATGTGTTAAATAATACTGAATTAAAAAATATAAATGAATTTTGTAAAAATGGATTACAAACATTTTTTGATAAAATACATAATCCAGCTTCTAACATAGAAATTTATATTACTCAAAGTTGGTTAAATTGGACTTATGGAAATGAATATCATCACACACATTCGCATCAAAATAGTTTAGTAAGTGGAGTTTTATATATAAGTGCTGATAAAGAATTTGATAATATAAGTTTTGGTAGACACAATTATAGAATGATTGAAATGTACCCAAAAGAATTTAATGATTATAATTCCGATGAAATTGATTTTAAAGTAGGAACTGGTGAATTATTATTATTTCCATCAAATTTACAACATAGAGTAAATGTTACAAAAACAAAAAAAGCAAGAATAAGTTTAGCATTTAATTCATTTGTAAAAGGTGAATTTGGTCATATACAAGCTTTAAATTATTTAAAATTATGATTTTTGATGTAAAAATACAACATCCCAAAAGAGTTGATAAAAAGTGGGGATATGAATTATGGATTCACAACAATACAGATTATTGTGGAAAATTATTAGTGTTCAATAAAAGTGGAGACAAGTTTTCAATGCACTATCATATGATTAAAGATGAAACCTGGTATGTACAAGAAGGAGCATTTCAATTTGATTGGATTGATACTGAAAACGGAGAAAGATTATATACTCAAATTCAAAAGGGTGATGTAATTGAAATTAAAAAAGGATTACCACATCAACTTACAGCATTAACCGATGGAGCTACAATATTTGAGGTTAGTACTCAGCACTTTGATGAAGATAGTTACCGAATATATAGAAACCAACCAAGCGATTTAGAATAATGACAAAGATAACAAAACATCTACGAAGTGTAGAAGAAATAAAAAAAGAACTAGAAGAACATCCAGAAAATATAATATTCTATATGGGTTATATGGGGTATCAATCTGAGCATGAAGGTTCAATAGATTATATAGAAGAAAAAATTAAAGAATATAAAAATAAACAAAATGAAAGTACAAAAAATTAATGAAACACCAATAACTCAGCAAGATCTTGAGGATTACAAAAATAAAATATCTAAATTAGATGGATTTGTTTTTAATGCTGCGGATATTGATATGGATAAAAGAATTATTAGTATTCGTTTAGGTAATATAGAAGACCAATTAATTTTAGTTAATCCAAAACCAATATCAAAATCAGATAAACCTTTGGTTTACTTTGAAAAAGATACTTACAAAGAAAATAAAGTTCGTAAAACTGTACGTTATCCTTGGTTTGTATTAGAAACTGATAATTTAGGTAAAGTTGAATTTAAATCCGATAAACAAGATTGGAAAGATGCTGATGAGTTTTTTGGAGATGCTGGTTTATTAGAAGCTGTATTAGTTCAAAGAGCTTTAGATGCAATTGATGGTATTGATATTACTCATCCATCTCGTCAATATTCCGAAACTGTTGTTAAAGATAAAACACCTGGCCGTAATGAAAGAGTAATGTTGCAAGGACCAAATGGTGAAATGGAATTTGTCAAAAATAAAAAGGTTGATTCTTACCTACAAAAAGGATGGAACTTAATTTAATTTTAACAAATGGCAAAATTAATATTTATCATCGAAGAAAAAGAAAATAGAGAAGCTTCCAAAATAGAATTTGAAGTACCAAACGATATGGATGTTTGGGAATACAAAAGAATGTGTATGAGAATGGCAGGAGCTATGGGATACACATCATTATCAGTAAGAAAAGCTTTTGGAATAGAATATAAAAAAGATTTAGATTTAGAATTATCACAAATATTTGAAAACGCCTATACCGGCTCATTAGTATAATATGGAAATAAAAGAATTAAAAGAATTGGTAATGAAACAACAAGACCAAATTCTTACCTTACAAATATTAGTTCAAACATTAGTAGATGAATTAGTAGAAACTGAAGTTGTTAAAGATGAAGCATTAGATGCACGATTAACCGAAAAAATTAAAGGTATTAAAAAACAATTTTCAGAAATGAGAAAAGAAGCTGGTATGAATAATCCATTCTCCTTTGGACCAATGGGCGAAGCTTAAATTTGGAATTCTGATAAAAAAGTTGTATATTTGTATATTAATTAAAATTTATGGATTATTTAATAGGGTTTTTACTAATAATATTATTACCAGCTTCAATAATATTCAATATCCTTCTTTTGATAAGAGGGATTAATCTTGTCAAACAAAATGAACAAATCAGAGATGTAATTGATATCTACGAAGATAGACAATTACAAACTGAACAAAGATTAGAATCAATGCTACAAACAATGAGAGAGATTGATATCAAAGGTTCATTTGAATCAGATGATGAGGTAGGAGCTGTGTTTTCCGAATTAAAGGAAACGATTGAAACGTACAAAAACGAAATCTAATCATGCCTAGAAAAAAGAAAGAAAAAATGTATTTTACAATGGATACTGAAAAAGCCATTATAGAGTACAATAAAACTGAAGATACAAAATCAAGAAATAAAATTTACGAAGAAAGTATAAAATATCCTTTTGAAAAACTAGCTGAAAATATTCTTAATACTTTCAAGTTTTCTTACTTTGATGTAAGTAAGGAAGATGTACAAATGGAAGTAGTATCCACTCTCATTGAAAAAATACATATGTTTAAAGAAGGTAAGGGAAAAGCATTCTCTTATTTTTCTATTGTTGCGAAGAACCACTTAATTCTTAAAAATAATGGTAACTACAAACGTTTCAAAAAGACAGCCTTACTTTCCGAAATGCCTGAAAGTTGGAATCCAGAAGATGACTTTAGAGAAGTAGAGCAAGGAAATGAGTTTGTAGAATTCAAAGAATTAATGTTAAAATATTGGGACCAAAATCTGACAAGAGTATTTACAAAAAAAAGAGATATACAAATTGCAGATGCGGTTTTAGAATTATTTAGAAGAAGCAGATATATAGAAAACTTTAATAAGAAACACTTATATCTTCTTATTAGAGAGATGACAGATTGCAAGACACATTATATTACAAAAGTGGTAAATGAAATGAAAAAACATCAGATAAAGATGTTAAATGATTATTTAGACCACGGAATGATTAAGTCTCCAAGTAACGATTTTTGGGATGAGGAATATTTATAATCTATAAAGGATTATATTATGACAGATTTAGCTTCAATGTTATTACACAGCAGAACACAGGCGCATGTGTTCCATTTAAGAGTATCTCCAAAAGGATTAGCTCCACATCTTGCTCTAGAAGCATATTACGATGGTATTGTGGGATTGGTAGATGGTTTGGTAGAGGGTTATCAAGGTATGAAAGGATTAATTGAATTCAAACCAGTTAAAGGAATTGATAACGATGCATCTCCTGAAAACATTATAACATATTTTGAAGACCTATTAAAATTTGTTCAAACAGAGAGAAAATCAGAAGAATTATCATTTAGCTGGATTCAGAATGAAATTGATAATGTTGAAAAATTAATATATTCTACCCTTTATAAATTAAGAAATCTATAATTTAACATTAGAATTAATACTATTTTAAGAGTATCCAATATTTATGTTTGGATACTCTTTTTATTTTGTATCCAATTAGTTTCTGTAATAGTTTCATTAATTAAGTTTCCTGAAGTGTTCCATAACTTGTTATACTAATATAATAAGCAGGAAAAATCATGCAATACATTAAATCAGCTGTTTTGAACTTTAAGGAGTTATTGTTCAAAATGTTTTTATTGGGTGTTGGTCTTTTTATAGGATTGGCATTCTTATTCCAAGTCTTTATGATATTCTTGGAATTTAGTGGTAGACAGGAATGGGCTACTCAAATCTCTAATGAAATTATGTGGAGAATAGATGGTACATTCAAAAACAATCCAGAAAATATTTGGTACGAAGAATCAGAGCACATTTGGGTTGAGGGTGTAGAAAACCAAGTTAAAATTGGTAAATTGGCTGGAAATAGAAATCTAGCATTTGGAGTAAAAAACATATTAGAGGAATATCTTCAAGAAAAAGGATATGATTTAGCTCCGGATGCACCATATAAATTAAAAGTTAATATCGTTTATTTAGATGTACTTTCAACTAAAACTAACATAGCAGTATTCCATAAAGGGGAAGAAGAAGTGGTAGTTAGATTGCAAGGTATTTTATATAAAGATGGAAAGAAAGAAAAAGAAGTAGTAGTAGAAGAAGGTTCATCGGAAATATCAATGTCTACGTTAATTGTTGACCAGGGTGGTAAATTCAATCAGACCTCACTTAGTAACGCCCTAAAGAAAGCTTCAGATAGCTTAATCAAAAAATTATTCGGTAAAAACGCAAAGTAAGATGAAAAAACTAATAACACTTTTAGGGGTATTGATTATATCCCTATTCGTATTTAAAGCAGAAGCACAAATAATTGTGAACCAATCAGTATCAGCAGGACCTTATAAAGTTGGTGATACAATCACTGTAACTTATACGGTAGATAAAGGTACAACTAAACCACGTTATTTTTGGTTGAGATACCAATTTAATAATAAGGCTTTAACTTATCTTTCAACTACTTTCTCACAAGGTAGTTCTGCACAAACATATTACACAGGTTGGACAAGCTATAAGTTTACTCCAAACGCAAATATAGCAGATACTTCTTTATATGCACAATATGGTTCTACACCTTGGGGATATGCAGTAAACGCAGATTGGAATGTTGGACAACTAGCAGTTCAAAGAGCAGACCAATCAGTAAATGGTGTAATAGCAACTCAAAAGTATATTCTTAAAGACCAAAACACATACGAGAACTTTCATAAGTTAGACCTTTCATATGCATTAGATAGTTTAACAGGTAATAATATTCCATATGTAAAAACAACATCTGGTCCTTTATCAATAACTGGTGTAACTGGTAATACTTCTTATTTCAAAGTAAGAGTTCTATTCCCATCTGGATATGATATAACAAAACATCAGGCACAATTAATGCCACTTAAAACCGATGGTAGTGGTGATATAGATTGGACAAAACAAGCTATTGCTAGTAAAGCATTAGATGGTAGTGGTGAAGCAATATTCACAACTGGTGTTAAAGTAGGTGATAGTTTAGGTGTATGGATTGGTGGAGCAACTCAACAATCATTTATGAATAATATTGTGACTGTATCAGATGCTTATAAAGCATTCTTAGGAGTTTCTCAAACCGATATAGCAGGAGCTGCAAATTTCTTTACTAGACCTGTATTAGAAAAGAAAATTGGTTTGATTTCAAAAGATAAAACTACATTTAGTGAAAGTGATTCATACTATATGTTTGCATATGTAATGGGTATTGATGTAAAAGATAAAGCATACATACCAACAAATGCAGCACCGGTAAATAATGTTGTAAACTATAAATGGCATGCTGGATTATTAAATCAAAGCTGGTTAGATGGGGTTGCAAAACATAGAGTTAAAGTTACACAAGCAGCTCAAACTGTAGATGCAGTATTTGCATGGGGTGGTGATTTAGATTGGTCACATTCATCTCACGCTGATACAGTTGCATCTAGAATAGCAAGTGGTATCTATACAAACGCAGCTAATCCTAACACATCTGATGTAGCTACTATTAAAACTATGGCTATGACTTCATACGCATCAAATGCATATGAATCAACTAAATTAGAACAAGCAAATCTTAATATAACTTCTACTTTAGAAAATGGTAAAGTTGTATTAACTGCTGGATTAACAAAAGAAGGTTTAGCTGGATTGCAAGTTATTATGAACTATGATTCAACTAAATTAACTTTAGATAATGTAATATTTGATTCTGGAAGTACAATCACCAATTTCTCAACGCATGCTAATGGTAGATTAACATTTGGTTCAATAGACCAAACAAAGATAGCTAGAATTAAAGTAGGAACACCATATAAATTAATCTTCTCACCAAAAGTTTCATTAAGCAACACTGCAGGTTTATTCTTCTTTGTATTAGCCGATGCAGTAGATGCTAGTGGTAAGAAGATAGAACTTGTAGTAAACTAATGAGAAACTTATTAATATTTTTATTTTTATTCATTTCAACTTTAGGGTTTGGTCAGCAGGTAAATGCACCAGACCCTAAAGAGTTTACTGTCAACACATCTGGACAAGATGCAAGTGGATTTACTTTAAGTGGTTTTAACGCCACATCAACTCTATTGTGTGCAGTTGGTTTGCCTGTTGCACCAAGCGGAACTACATTTTACTTTTCAACAACATCAGGTGTAACCGCATCAACTGGTTATACAATGAGTGGAAATAAAACCCGTATTTCATTTACTGGAACAATGGCTAATATCAATACGGTCTTAGCATCTCTTAAAATAAACACAACTGGAACGGCAGGCGATATTAGTATTTCAGTATCAGCAACTGTAAACCCAACGGGATATTATTACTTACCAATAAACGGACACTTTTATAAACCTGTTTCTGGTTTTACGGGTGTAACCGGATTTAGTGGAACAACATCAACTGGATATAATAATCTTAAAACATATTGTACGCAACAAACATTTAAGGGACAGGCAGGATATTTAATGACAATTACTTCCGCTGATGAAGATAACTTTGTTTATCTAAATGTACCTGGTTCTAATATCATATTTGCACTTACTGATAATGTAACGGAAGGAACTTTCAAAATAGATGCAGGACCTGAAGCAGGAACTACTGTGAGAATAGGTGCAACAAATCAGCAAGGTAAATACAATAACTGGGCAGGTGGTGAACCAAATAACTGGGGACCTGGTGAAGATTATGTTGTAACTAAATGGAATGGTGGAACACAATGGAATGATTATGGACCTGAAGCAACTGCTTTTCCTGGTGGTATTAGTGGGTATGTAATTGAGTTTGGAACTTGGAGTAATCCTGATGACCAAACTTTTACTGATTTTTATAACAATAGTGTGACACATACAAACGGTCCAAACTTAAATTTGAAAGCATTATTTAATTTTAATTTTGGTGGTAATGTAGATGAAACTAAATTTTTAGGAGCAGTACACAAAAGAAATGATGCAACATCAAATTGGACACCGAATACATATAAAGCACTAAATGGTTTAGGTAGAGTAACTCTTTCAGACCAATTGGATACTGTAAAAGTATATTCATCTGCAATATCAATAGCTGCCGCAAATGATATGACTGCATATAGTGAAACTGATATTGGTAAGATATACAAAATGACTATAACGGGTAATACTGGTGGTGGTGCAATTTGGGGAACAAATATATACACTAATGATTCTTATATACCAAAAGCAGCGGTGCATGCTGGAATAGTAACTGCTGGGCAGACAAAAGAAGTTTATATTAAAATAGTTGAAGGATTAAATGATTATCCATCAACAACACAAAACGGAGTAACATCAGATAGTTGGGGAGCGTGGGGATTGAGTTATCAATTTGTATCCGAACCATCATCTTATAAAGCAACTATAAGTGCTGGACAAGCTGAATTTTCTTATGTTAATATTTCAAATGGTGTTACAACTCTTTACATTGATTTAACTAGATTTGGAAATACACAACCATCAACTATATCCAAAGTTAAAATATTGGATTGTTATGATGGACCAGTAACCTATACAACTTCGGACCCATATTGGGCACAATATACAGTTCCATCAACACTTACAAAAGTTACCGATGGAACTTCTGCATATAATTCATATATACGAAATGCGGGATATAATAATTGGGCATTTGCATCTAATTTAGGATTTGCACAAAATGGAGCATACAAACAACATAAATTTGTATTCCAAAACTATGATTCTACACAACTTAAAACTCTTTATAATAGTATAGTAACTGTATCGGATGTTTATTTAGCATTTAAGGAATACTCCGAAGCAGGTGGTATATTTGGTAATGGAAGTGGAACACAATTTACCTATGGTATTCAATTCAAAAATGCGGATGTAAACGATGATGGATATTTTAATGAAAAAGATTGTTTTGCATTATTGCAACATTTAACTGGTGTAAAAGATTTAATTGGCAGTTACACATTAGATAATACGATGAAAATTATATTAGATTCAACTTATGGAACTATTGGTAAATCTAATTGGCAGCAATTTCCATCTTATTTAGGTAAAGATTATGGATTCAGTTTAATTGATGGAAAGATAAACTATAATTACAATTTAGCAATAACTTGGAAAGGAGATGTAAACTTATCACACTCAGCAACTCCACCTTCAAATGGTATAACAACCAATAGTGCTAACTTTGGAATGACTATAAAATCAATGAGCACATCAAATGGTGAACCAACTGCATATATTATTTCGCAAATTTTTGGGGATAGTTTAATTGCAACAATTAAATTTAATCCAAATGCAAATTCTATTGTGGGAACGCAGTTTCAGATAAACTATGATAATTCAGTTATTAGTTTCAGTTCAGCAAAGTATAAAACAACAGGTACACCAATTAATTTCGCAAACAATAAAGGAAGTTATATTAATTTAGGTTCTTTAAATACTGGCGGTGAATTGTTAGATGGTACAACTGAATATCAACTTACATTTAAGATGAATCAAAAATTAGATAACTCTTTAGGATTGATTTCTATTGCAGGAAATGAAGCGGTAAATGTTAGTGGTAAAAGTGTAAAAATAAAAATACAATAATGAGATACCTTTTAACTATATTATGTTTGATTTTAATTTGGGGATGTAGAAAAGTTGAAGTAACCCCAACACCAACTCCAAAAGTAGAAGATATATTTTCTGTTAAAGAAACATCTATAACAAATGGAGACCCTTTAAAGTTTACATTAAAATCAGAGGGAGTATATACACTTACTCTTTTTGATTCAGTAGGTCAACAAGTGGTTACTAGAGAAAGAATAATTGGTAAAATTGGAGAAAATTCTCTAAAGTTATACACAAAATCGTTACCTGTTAGATATTTATATTTATCTTTGGAAGATGAGAATAGTGTCCAAATAGGTAAGACGTTACTGATAATAAACTAAAAATTGATTAAAAATGAAAAAAATATTATTAGTATTGTTTGGCGCAATCATCTTAGTTGGATGTAGAAAAACCCCAATCAATCCGATTGAGACAGTAAATCCAATCGCTGAATTAAAAATGACAGCAAACGCTGGCATCAAGTTACAATCTCCATTTGTCACTTCAGAAGTGGCAATGAATGTGAAGTTAGAAACTTCAGGAAATGTGACAATTAAAATTTTAGATATTGCAAATAGAGTAGTATCTAAAGAAACAATGTACGCAAATTCTGGAGATAATATATTGAAAGTATATACTACCGCATTACCAGCATCTGCATATAGAATAGCTCTATACGATGCAAATGGTAATATGATTGGTATTACTGACTTTAATAAGTTATAATAAATAACAAATAAAAACGTAACAAAATGGCAGAAGAGCAACAAGAGCAATCAACTGGTGGTTCATTAAAGAACATTATACTAGGACTTGTATCTACAATCACTTTAGGTGTTGGTGGATGGTTTACAACTAAATTAACAGGTGGAGATGATAAAGAAGCAGCTCCAGTTCAACAAGCAGCACCTGTAATTAACATCCAAAACAACCAAACTCAGCAAGCAGGTGGTGGTAAAACTGTAATCATCAACAAAGGTGGTGAAGCAGCTAAACCAGCAGCTCCAGTTAAGAAAAAAGAAGGTGATGAGTTCAAAGAGAAACCAGCAGCTTGGTAATATATGGGATACAAAATAGGAGTTACATTATTTTTCATAGCTTTCTTTTTATGGGCTATGAATCATGCAAATAACGAAAGAATACGAAAAGAAAATGGCAGAGAATAATCAACAGCCACCAAGTGGTTTTAAAGATTTGTTAAACGCAATGATGAAACGCAGATGGTATATCACTGCGTTGGTATTGGGTGGATTTATGTTTATAATGGCGGGAATGTTTTTTGCCATTTTTAATAAATCAGATATTGCAGGAGAGTGGAAAGAACTTCTACTCCTTTTATTAGGTGCTTTCATTGGTTCTTATGGTAAAATCATTGACTATTGGTTTAGTGATACCGATAAGGATAAAATGTTAGTACAAAAAATGGATGAAGAAGATGGTGTAACACTTTCACATACAAACGATATGAAAGAAAGTAATAAACCAGTTGCTCCAACTATACCTGATGCATTTGTTCAAGCTGCACAAAAAACAGCAGAACTAACTGTAATAGACCATCAAAGACAATATGAGTTGGAAAAAGACCAGCAAGAGCATGAGCAAGAAATGGAGAAGTTAGAGTTTGAACACCATGCACATAGACAATGTGAGCACGAATGGGGTGATGCAGATGGAGATGGACATGAAGAATGTCAAAAGTGTGGTTTGCTAAGAGAACAATATAATGGTTAATATTAATAGGTTACCTTTCCAATAATTTATAAAAATGAAAGGCTATGGGATTTTTTAAAGACTTAGTAAGCGATGACAATCACATCAACGAAAAATCAGTAATTGGAATTTTATCATTCGCAGTAATGGTATTATGTATGATTGTTGATTTAGTAACTGGTGCATTGAACAAACCACTTTTAATTAATGAGTTTGTATTCAACGCGTTTATGTATCTTACTTTAGGAGCATTTGGTATTGGTTCAATTGATAAATTTATCAATAAGAAATCAATTACAGACGCTAAAAAGATAGATGCTGGTGTTGAAGAAGAAGGATAATATATTTCCTTTAACTGTAGGAAGGGCGGAAATATTTAAGGGAGAACATAGTTTCTCCCTTTTTTATATTTATACTAAATAAAATGTTATGGCACTACCTTGTCCCTCTTGCAAACAACCTTTGGGATTAACTTTAGAATTTATACTTAAACATCCAGTTTCAGCCTGTCCACATTGTGAGACCGTTTTGGATTTTACGGTAAATGATGAAATAAAGGAAAAATACAAAGAAGCACTTGTTGAGATAGAAAAAATCAAAAAAGAATATCAGGGGGTAGTAAAATTTGGATAATTAGGTTGTTTTGTACTTTTTCGGATATTTATGTTGGAACAAGTTACAAAAAATTAATTATAAAAATTTAAATTTATGGCAGGTATCGCAGACCAATTCGCAGGTCTTCCTATTGAAGATTTGATTGTTTCACCTATTGTTGGTATGGCAAAAGGTCAAGCAAAATTAAACGAAGTAACTTGGAAATACATTTCTGAAGTAGCATTCGTAACGGATGAGAAAACTAAAAAAACTAAAGCACGTGCTTTAGATGTTGAAATGAACAGAGTTGTAACGGATGGTGCAACAGGTGAACAAAAACTACAAAAAATTTATAGTAAAGTTCCTATGTTACCATTAGTACCACTTCCTTCATTGGCAATTACTTCGGCAGATATCGAATTTGCTATGGAAGTAAAAACTTCAGAAGCAGAAAAAAGTGAAGTAAAAACTGAAAGTAGTGTTGAAGTATCAGCTGGTGGTAGATTTTGGGGTATGAGCTGGAATGCAAAAATTTCTGGTAAAGTAGCTACAAACAAAGAGAATACTAGAAGTACTGATAACTCAGCTAAATACAATGTAAAAGTACATGCTGAACAATTACCTGCAACTGAAGGTATGTTGAAATTATCAGATTACCTAACTCAAATGTTAGAACCATCTTTAATTCCACTTACTGAAGACCCAGCAACTGGTGGTGGTAAGAAGTAATAGATAAAATAAAATAAAGGTTATATTATGGCAAGATTAAATGTAGAGGAACTAGTTGGCGGTCTTTTAGAGGCCGCCATGGTTTCTCAAGGTATAAGTGAAAGACAGCATATTAATGCTCTCCGAAACTATTTCAATGAAGATGGTACACCCAAAACCACTACCTTTAATATAGGTGGTAAGGATTTGGTTGTACCTCTTTATATTTTGGCGGACCATTCATCTATTGGATTGGATGAGTTAGATATTGAGTTTACTTGTAGACTTATATTTGGTGATGAAGATAAAGAAGTATCTAATCTTAAAAAATCTCTTTTAGGATTGTTTAAGAAAAAAGGATATGAACACAATATCAAAGGTATTGAAGTTGATTCTGGTTACAATCCAACTGAAGCTGGTATGGCTAAAATAAAGGTTAAGTTTAAGGCTGATACAAAGCCTGAAGCTGTAAGTAGATTAGTTGATGAATATATCAAAAATCTAGAAGAACCAACTCAAAAGTAAATAAATTAAGGGAGAACATCGTTTCTCCCTTTTTTTATATTTATAAGAAATTATTTATGTATGAAAAAATTATTCGTATTATTAGGTATATTGTTGATTACGAGTGGTGTGGGTGTCCTACATGCTCAAACAATAGGAAGTACTAAAACTGAAGAATTCAAAGCAGATTTTGAAAAGAAAAAAGATATATCCGCTTTTATGGATTATGATGGACCTAAAAAGAACATCCAAATTCTAAAGTGTGGTATTGGTGAAGAAGTGTATGAAATGTACCCTGAATTAAAAGAAAAAAGAGTTGGATTGGGTGTTGCAAATATCGTATTAGAATATTTGGACAACCTTAATAGATTTGAATTTACCGAAGATAAAACTGAAATTAAGAATCGTATGGTAAAGCAATACCAAGCATCAGCAGCTGGAATTTCCGAAAACAAATTAGATGGTAGAGGAAAGATTAAGTTAGCACATTACTTTGTAGAAATTGAGGTATATGATTATTCAGTATCCGAAGATGAAACTATCAACTTAAAAGATGGTATCAAAGATAACTTAGTAACTCGTTTAGGTTTACAGGTTAGATTTACAAATGCTGAGAACGGAACTATTATAGCAGCATCTGGTTTAGGTGAAGCTAAAACAAATAGACAATTAACATTAGTTTCAGATGCTTCAATAGACCCAATTAAATTCAATCAATCTACAATCAGTATCTCAACTAAAAAAGCATTAGATATTGCATGTGCAAACATATTAGATAAAATGATTAAAAAAGGCGTATTCGCTAAATAATTTATGGGAAGTGCAGCAAAAAAACCAAGAGCAATGAGAAGCCGTAGAAGCGGTGTTAAGAAGAAAAAATTAATAGATGCTAATTTAGCAATCTTAAAAAAATTAGAAAATGATAAAACTAAGTAAATTAATCAACGAAGTAGAAGTAGGACAGGGGCACGAAAACGATAGAGATATGGTTGTTGGTGTTGCCGAAATTCTTCGTATGGTAGATGATATGAACAATAGAAAACAAATAGCAGATGCTATGTTAAGAAAGTTCAAATCAGAAGATGTAATACATAATGCAAAGGAGTTTTTAACACTTTGTGGAATTTCTTCATAATTTCTTAATATTAAAATAACCAATTTAGAGAAACGCTTTCATAGTTATTGGGGAACTAACCTAAAATAACTTTATGAGAGCGTTTCTTTTATTACTGTTACTTCCATTTGTAACATATTCCCAAGACACATTATTTTCCAAACAATTATCAACGGTTACAGTCCGTTCAGCAGGTAAAAAATCTACTGAAGTAGCTGTAATATCAACCATTCGTAACGCATCAGTAGTTTCGGATGGTGTATCCATTGATTTTATTAAAAAAACACCTGATAGAAATGTTGGGGATGCACTTAAAAGAGTAAGTGGTGTTACTATACAAAACGATAAGTTTGTATTAGTAAGAGGATTAGCAGACCGTTATAATTCTGCTATGTTAAACAAAACCCTTCTACCATCAACTGAACCTGATAGGAGAGCATTTTCTTTTGATTTAATTCCAACGGCATTAATTGATAATATTATAGTATCTAAATCGGCATCGGCAAATCTACCTGGCGATTGGAGTGGTGGATTGGTGCAAGTTTCAACAAAAGAAGTATCCGATAACTTTTTTAATATCTCATTGGGAAGTGGTTGGGGCTCAGTTTCATCTCTTAAAGATTTTAAGTTAGTTCAAGCTACTGAATTCCCTTCCACATTCCCATCCACATACAAATATCGTATTAGTGGTAATGGTGATAAAAGATTATACACAAAACAATTCAGTAATCCAATTGCTGAATCATTCACATCATCTCCAAACTTAAATGGCGGACTTTCATTTGGATATAAAAGAAATAAATGGAACGCATTATTTAGTTCAACAATCAGAAATTCATATACTCTAAATTACATAGATAGAATAGATTATCAATCATCTACTGAATTAGCATATGATTACAAAGATACTTTATTTTCAAAAAGATTTTCCGCAAATGGTTTATTAAACTTAACTTATTTGGGTGAAAACCGATATAGTTGGAAAACATTAGTGAACTATCAAGCAGATGATAGCTATTTGACTAGAAATGGTGAGAACTATGATAACGTTCAAAATGTTCATAGTAATTCAACAAATCATATAAACAATATTGTAATTAATTCTCAATTTGATGGCAAGATTAAAACTTTAGATTTTAATTTAGGATATAATTTTATATTCAGAGAGCAACCTGATTATAGAGTTAATCCAATTACAAAATCATTAGGTGTAAATGAACCATACGCAACTGCATGGAGAGATACATATCGCTTTTGGAGTGTAATGGATGAGAATAGTTTTAATGGTAATATTAACAAAGATTTTGGTAAGATAAAAGTTGGTGGTGGTTATCTAAAAAAGATTAGAGGATTTAATGCAAGAATTTTCAGATATACTTCAACTGATATGTTAGATGAAATAACTAACAATACAGACAAATACACTGCGGATTTTGATTTGGGTTCTCTTTATTCAATGTATGAGAACGATTTTGGTAAATGGAAACTAAACACAGGATTAAGAGGTGAATATAATTTATTTGATGTATCTACCGCAGATTTTAGTGGACAAAAAGTAAATGTTAATAGAGAGTATTTAGACCTTTTACCTTCGTTAAATCTTTCTTATAATTTAGATAAAACAAAATATAGATTTTCAGTAAGTAAAACATTAGCAAGACCTGAATTTAGAGAAGTAGCTAATTTTGCTTATTATGATTTTGTAAGAAATGCACAATTATTAGGTAATCCTAAATTAGAAAAATCTGACATCTATAATTTGGACTTAAAGTATGAATTATATCCAAAAGCAGGTGAGAACATTTCATTTTCATTATTTGGTAAAAACTTTATAAAACCAATTGAACAAATAGTAGCAGATGGCTCAGTTCCTTCAAACCTTTTATTAACATATACCAATCCAAAATCTGCAATTCTTTATGGTGCTGAATTAGAGGTTCGTAAAAAAATAAATGGCTGGTTTGATTTTTATACAAACGCATCGGTAATGAATTCCGAAGTAGAAGTGAATGGTGTTAAAAGACAATTGCAAGGACAATCAAATTATGTATTAAACGCAGGAGTTAATATAAAGAAAAAGAACAATACTCTTAATCTAACTTATAATAGAGTTGGTGATAGAATATCAGCAGTAGGATTTCAGGGTTATCCAAACATTTTTGAAAATAGTAGAAATGTATTGGATATAACCCTTTTACATAAACTTAAAAAAGGAGAAATAAAATTGGCAATAGGTGATGTATTTTCGCAACCATCAATCTATTATCAAAAGTTACAAACAAAGAGAAATCTTATAAAAACAAACAACGAACAAACAATTTCATTAACATTAAATTTGAATCTATGAAAAAGCTATTAGGAATTATTTTAGTATTAGGATTATTCAGTTGCAAAAAAGAATTAGGTGGAACTGATATTCCTGTAAATGTACCATCATCAACAATTTTGAGTGGTAACATCAACACAACAACAACTTTAACATCAGACAAAACATGGACCTTAAAAGGATATGTTTATGTAATTGATGGAGCAAAACTTATCATTCAGCCAGGTACAACAATCGTATCCGATATCGCTGAGAAAGGTGCATTAATTATTGAAAGAGGTGCACAAATAATTGCAGAAGGAACTGCGGCAAAACCAATTGTATTTACATCTGGTAAAGCTGTTGGTGAAAGAGCACCTGGCGATTGGGGTGGTGTGGTTATATTAGGTAGAGCAACTACTAATAGAACTTCAGAACCAACAATTGAAGGTGGTATTGGTAGACCTTATGGTGGAACTAACGATTTGGATAATAGTGGTATCCTAAAATATGTTAGAATTGAATACGCAGGAATTGCAGCAATGCCAAACTCCGAAATTAATGGATTAACATTAGGTGGTGTAGGTAGTGGAACAACTTTAGAGTATATCCAAACTGTTTACGCTAACGATGATGCATTTGAATTCTTTGGTGGAACTGTAAACGCTAAAAACTTATACGCATACGCAACTGCGGATGATGATTACGATTTTGATTTTGGATATAGAGGTTCGGTATCTTATTCAGTATCAAAGAGAGACCCACAATTCGTAGATGCTGGTGATGCTGGAAATGGTGTAGAGTGTGATAATGATGGAACAGGTACAACTGCACAACCATTCACACATCCTAAATTAGATAATATGATTTTAGTTGGACCATTTGATGCGACCTCTTTAGCAAACCATAATTTAGGTTTAAGATGGAGACGTGCAACTCAATTTACAATGACTAACTCAAAAATCATTGGTTATCAAAAAGGTGGTTTCTCAATTGAAAGTAATGAAACTGCACAAGCTTATAAAGATGGAGTTTCTAAATTTGAAAACAATGAGATTCAGGCATTTGACCCATTGTTAAACTTCAAATCAACATCAACTGTTTTTACAGCAGCGGATATGAAAACAAAAGCTTTATCACAAGGTAATAAAGAGGTATCTTATACAAAATCTGAAATGGAAACGCTATCCAAACCAATATGGTCTAATGGATGGACTAGATTTCCATCAAAAGGTAATTAATAATAAATTAATACAATAACCCTCACTTCATAGTGGGGGTTTATTATTTATATCTATGTTAAACAAACAACTTACAATTGTGATTCCTTGTAAAAACGAAGGCATCAACATTTATGATTGTGTAGGATTAATTCATAAACAAAAATTTGTAGAAGGAGTTCGTGTCATAATAGCAGATTGTTCTGATGATATAGAATCTTTGAATTGGTTATATAGATGTATCGCAGATTTTTCTGATAAATTGATTATAAAAATAATTGATGGCGGATTTCCTGCAAAAGCCCGTTTAGAAGGTAGTAAATGGGTAACAACTCCATATATTCTTTTTTTAGATGCTGATATAATGTTGAAAGAAAGAGATGTTTTAATTCAATCATATGAAAATATTTTTGCATTTGAAAAACATTTATTAACAGTTCCTTTCCAAACCGAATATGGTTGGAATTGGGCATTTAGATTATTTGATATTACACAATGGCTAAGTTGTGCAATTGGAACACCATTTGCAATTGGTGGATTTCAATTATGGAATACAAAAGAATATTGGAAAACAGGTGGATACGTTGAAACTCAAAAATTTGCAGAAGATTATTGGATTTCTTCAAAATGTAAAAAGAATAAATTTTTAATTCTAAGAATAAATGGTATTTGGACAAGTGCAAGAAGATTTAAGAAAAAAGGAATTCGTTATATGATATGGCTTATGATTAAAAGTTATATTAATAGAAATAATCCTAAGTTTTTTGATGAGGACCATAACTATTGGAAATAATGATATATAAAGCAATTATAGTATCAGATTTACATTTAGGTACAAAAGATAGTAAAGCAGAGGAGTTTATAGAATTTATTGAAAAACATCCTACTGAATTATTAATCCTTAATGGAGATATAATTGATGGGTGGGCAATCAATAGAGGAAGTAAATGGAAAAAACAGCATACAAAAGTAATAAGTAAATTATTAAAACTTTCAAATAAAATTAAAATTATTTGGATAAGAGGAAATCACGATGAATTTGTTCAAGAATTTATTGGTTCGCATTTTGGGGGAGTTGAAATTAGAGAAGATTACCGATTACAATATTATGAACATATTGAATATGATAATTGGAAATCAAAATGTTACTATATTTTTCACGGAGATGTAATTGATGTTTTTATTACCAAATATAAATGGTTATCAAAGTTGGGAGCGGTTGGTTACGATTTTGCTCTTTGGTTAAATCGCCAATATAACAAATATCGCAAATGGAGAAATCTACCCTACCAATCAATCTCTCAAAAAATCAAAGCAGGCGTAAAAGCCGCTACCAACTATGTTAATGATTTTGAGGTAACTGCTCTTAAAATGGCAGAAAAGAAAGGATGTGATGGAGTAATTTGTGGACATATTCATCAACCCGAAGATAGAGTTATAAATGGTAAGAGATATGTTAATAGTGGTGATTGGGTAGAAAATATGAGTGCAGTTTTGGTAGATACTTATGGAAGATTATATTTATATAGGTAAAACCTATATAATATGGAAAAAACACTTACATGGTTATTTGATTTTTCTGAATGGAAAACCAAAATACAATTCAGTAAAGGATTTGTTTGGGGATTAATTTTATTTTTTTCCCTTTTATTTTTTTCTAATATTACTTTCTCACAAGTTAGTAGTTGGAGAACAAATCCACCACAACAAAGAGTAGAAGCTCCTAGAATACAACCATCAATCCCACAAAGAAATGATGTAAGTAAATGGAGAACACAAACTGAACCAATCAGACCAGGTCATCCAATTCCAACTCAACCCCTAACAAGAAGATGGAGACCTACATTGGCAAACCCATATGGATTAATGTGGGGAACTTGGGGATGGTATCAACCATATCCTTACATTTGGCATGATAACTACGGATGGAGACATAAAAGTGTAGTTCGTATTTATGAGAATGGTAAAAGAGATACTGTTGTAGTAAAACCATTATTAATTCAGGCTGGTTTAGGTAAAACTAATAATGAGCAAGCTAACTTTTGGGGAACTATTGGTGGACCTAAAGGATATTTCATTTTAGATTATGTAATGACATATGAAATAGATAGAAATCAATATTTTCCAAATGGTAATCTAGCTATCGCAGATTTTCCAATTAGTAAAGAGATATTTAAAAAAGAACATACCCTTTATTTAGGAGCTGGTAAGAGATTTGGTAAGTTGGGAGTACATGGTATGGTAGGATTTGGTAATGAGATTCAAAGATATCAAGGTAGAGATGCATTGGGTGGTATTTCTTTCCCAAAATCAAATATAAATTTTACAACAATTAAATTTGGCGCAGTTAAAGATTTTAAATGGTTTAGTTTGAAGTTTGATACTGACCCAATAAGAGGTTATTCACAGTTGGGTATTGGATTGAATAACTTTTAATGAAAAAATGGATAATTGGTATTATAGTATTGTTTTTGTTTGCTTTTAAAGCTAACGGACAAACCTATACCCAAACTTTTGTTGATAAATGTACTGGTGAAATTAAGGTTGCAACAACTACAATGGTAAATGGAAGTGCAACGGTATCTTTCTATAATCAGGTTAGAACTTTTACTCCATTGGAAGTACAAAGTGGAGCAGTACAGGCTTGGATAGCAGCAACTTATGCAGCTTATTCAACTATGGCATGTCCTACTAATCAAGTTGTTCAACAAACTGTAACACAAGCAGTTTCTCAAGCAGCATCACAAGCTGCATCACAAGCAGCAGCCGCAGCTTCATCTGCAGCTAGTTCAGCAGCTTCATCGGCAGCAAGTTCAGCAGCATCTTCATCAGCAAGTTCCGCTGCAAGTAGTTCTGCAAGTTCAGCTGCATCTTCATCGGCAAGTAGTTCTGCAGCAAGTAGTGGAGCATCTTCATCAACACCACCTTCTAGTTCATCCTCGTCACAAAGTGGGGGTAGTTCTTCATCATCCTCGTCACAAAGTGGGGGTAGTTCTTCGGAAAGTAAGGGTAGTGGTAGTTCTACTGAGCAAAAGAGTGAGCAAAAGACAGAACAAAAATCTGAGCAAAAACAAGAACAAAAACAGGAAGAAAAGAAAGAGGAATCTAAATCAGAATCTAAAAAAGAAGAAAAAAAGGAAGAATCTAAAGAAGAAAAGAAAGAAGAATCAAAAGAGGAAAAGAAAGACGAGAAAAAAGAAGAAAAGAAAAGTGAAAAAAAAGAAGAAAAGAAAAAACAAAGAGCTCAAGTATCTTCTCCAATGATATTAGCATCCGATTTAGCATCTAACCAATCTCCTGATAAAACAACTTCTTTAATGTTATCTATGGGTGTATCTAAATCATCTTTAATGGGTGATAAATCATATTCTGCTACCGCACTTATATGGAGTACTTTAGACCAATTTGCTTTAAGTGGTGGGGTTACTAAGATGGATTTTGATGAAGGTAAACTAAATGGTATTCATTCGTATTCAGCAACTGTTGCATATCTAAAAGGAACTTTTATGGCTATGCAAGGATACACTTATATCAAACCGCATCCTAAATACGGAACTTATGGTTTTAATGCTGGATTGATTAGTTTATTTATGAGAAATGTGGAAAACACTGGATATGATTATTCATTGATGACTTCTTTTGTTGGGTTTTGGACTAAACCTTACCAAATTAACAGGAAAACCACTTTATCCCCTCAGGTTTTCGTTATGAATTCACCAATTAGTCTAAACACTATGACTGGAAATACTATGGTAAATCGTTCCCCTGGCTTTATATTAGGTTCTGGGTATGATTATAAAATAAGTAGAAGATTTGCTTTAGGAGCATCCTATAAAGCTGTAATTGCAATTTCTCCACAATTTAGTATGTTACATAATTTCCAAATTGGTTCAAAATTGGCATTTTAATATTTATACACATAAAAACTAATATCTTATGAAAAAATTGTTGAATTTCAAAAACATCGCAATCGCTGCATTAATCATATATTGTTTATTACAGTGGTTTAACCCAGGTGGAGTTATGCCGGGTGGTAGAACTATCAGAATTGATGGTAAAAAATACGAAGTTATAAAACACACAATAGATACTGTAGAAGTTGAAAAAACTAAAGTGGTAACTAAAAAAGGAAAAGATATTGTGCATGAAGTAATTGAGCACGATACTACAATCCAATTAGTAAATGTTGATACAGCAGCTTTATTAAAGGATTACTTAGCAAAAGTAGTTTACAAAGATACTTTAAAATTAGATGAAGGATTGGGAACTATTGCATTAACCGATACTATTACTAAGAATAGAATTTTAGGTAGAACTTGGGATGCTAAGATTAAACAAAGAGAAATCAAAGAAACTCTTATTGTTAAAGAACCTGCTAAAATGCAAGTATTCTATGGTTTGAATGCAGGATTTAACAAAACTGATTATGTTTCGTCAGTTGGAGCTGGTTTAGTATTAAAAACTAAAAAGGACAAACTTTACAACTTCAATATTGGTGTAAACAATAGAACTACTGATGGTACAAATGGTTCATTCTCACCTTATGTTGGATTTGGTACATATTGGAAAATTAAAGTAAAGAAATAATGATAAGTTTAAAAGCATTATTAACAGAAGCAAAATTTCCGATATATCATAAAACATATACATCGGCTATTAACTCAGCATTAGACTGGGCTAAAAAGTCTGGATATCAAATGGATGATGAAGAAATTGCAAGAGAAATAGGAATGGGGCCAAAAAAACCATCCGAAGGTAAAACAAATAGATTTTCTATTAGTTTAACAAAAGGTGGAAAACCACAAAGAAAGCAATTACACATTCAAGTGTATAATATGGGAACTTTCAAAAGAAACTTAGATGGTTCTAAAACAAGAAGTATGTTTGGTGGTCAAAATGAATTTGAACTAAACTGCTATATTGGATAGTGATACTTCTAAAAGATATATTAGCAGAAGACCTTCGTAAATGGTTTGGTAAAGGTAAGACTGGTTCTACTACTGGTGGGGGTTGGGATAGATATAATACAAAGGGAGAGAAAGTAGGTAAGTGTGGGGATAGCAAAGAAGGTTCAGCATACGCAGCATGTTTATCAAAAGAAAAAGCAGCTAAGTTAGGACCTGATGGTAGAGCAGCATTTGTAAAGAGAAAAAGAGCAGCTCAATCAAAAGCAGGAGATGCTAAAAAAGGTGGAGAAAAATCAAAAGGACAAAAACCAACATTTGTAAAAACAGGTGCATAATGATTAAGTTAAAAGATATATTAAACGAAGAAATTAAACTTAATGTGAAAGTTGGTGATACTGTTCTTATGGGTAAATTTAAAAACAAAAAAATTGTTGTTAAATCCATAGATAAAGATGAATGGGGAATGCCAACGATAAATGGAAAAAAGGCAGTAACTTTTAGAATACCTAAAAAAGAGAAATGATAAAATTAACTGACATATTAGTAAAAAATAAAGAAACAGGTAAGAAGTACGATGTCAAAAAAGTAAATCCTGAAAAGCATGAATTTGCTTGGGATTTTAGAGGTAGTAAAGAAAATCCTAATCCTTTTAAAAAAGAAAAACCAAAAAAAGATGATGTAAAAGAACATCATCATGTAACACCAAATGAAAGAATTTCTAAATACAAAGAAAGAATTCAAAAGATAAAAGATAAAATAGCAAAAGCAGAAGACAAAAATTCAGATACAGTTAAATTACAAAAAAACCAAATTAAAGTTATTACTCAAACTATGAATAACTTTAAACAATCTCAAGCTATTAAAAAAGCAAAAACATCTGAGAACATAGAAGAAAAATGGAGTCAGAAGTATAAACGTTCTATTGATTGTAATAACCCAAAGGGATTTTCTCAAAAAGCACATTGTCAGGGTAGAAAAAAGAATGAATTGGTAGAAGAAGCACTTGAATTATTTTTAGAAAAGAATTGTCCAACTGACCCAGAAAAGTGGTCAGCATCTAAAGCAGCAGCAAAAAGTAAGTTTGATGTATATCCATCAGCTTATGCAAATGGATGGGCTGCAAAAAATTACAAATCAAAAGGTGGTGGTTGGAAAACCTGTAAATAATATGATAAAGTTAAAATCATTAATCAAAGAAAATTTTGTACAAGAAGCTGTAACATGGCTATTTGTAAATCTGGCTATATTTGTAATTAGTAATGTCATAAGAGGTATCAGAAATAAATCCGAATATAAAAATTATACACAAGAACCACATATAAAATGGTTAGATAGAATTGGTAACAATACTAATTTTAATAAATATGTTTACTTTACACTTAAAAATGATAAAAAAATAAAAGAGTTTGATGTAGAAGTAGAAAAATTAAAAGATACCAATAAATCTATGAAAAAAACAAATTTACTTTGGGATAAATTTCAATATGAAAAATCTTTGGTTAGTAAATGGTTAAGTTCCAAAATAGCACAAGACGAATTAGAAAAAACATTCAAAGAAATACATCCAGACAAAAATGAAAATAGTAAAGATATTCCATTAAAAAACGGACTAACAATAAGTTACAAACAATGGAAAAATAATATAACTAGGGATGCGGTTAAGGAATGGGCTGATGTATTAAATGATGGTACTACAAAAAAGTTTATAAATAAATTTGCACAACAACAAGGATTACCAACCATATGATAAACGAATGTATTATTGTATCCAAAGAAGTTGGAGATAAGTTTATCTTAGCTAAAAATAGAGATAGAGCTTACAAACCAAAACTAGAAGTGGTTCATACTATTATAGATGGTATTGAAGTAGCATATCTACATGATATGATTACTGATTGGAGTGAGGGTATGAACGCCAATGGTATCGGTGTTGTAAATGCGGCTCTTTTGGTTGGACATGATGAAGCAGAAAAAAAGTTAGTTAAAAAAGTTGGTAAGCCTGGACCTGATGGTGATAAAATGAGAAATATCATCAAACAACCAACTCTTAAAAAAGCATTAATAGCTTGTTTGACATATAAAGGTAAATCAACTCTTGCATTAAAAGGTCATACATTTATATCTTCTCCAAAACATATGATTAGTGTTGAAGCCACATCTAAACATAAACCTGATGTAAAACTTCACAATACTGAACATCCGGTAGTTAGAACAAATCATGGACATGTATTTACTGATGCTGGATATACACATGGCGAAAAATATCTTTCATCTAAAATGAGAAAGATAAGTGCTGAAAAGACTGTTGAAAAGGTAACGGATTGGACACAAATAGCACAAGCTATGAGAAAAGAGTTCTTCCCAAAAGAATCACAATTAAATATGAGAAGACAGGCTAAAGATATGTTTACATCTTCTCAAACTATAATGAATCTTACCGATAGAATATTAGAAATTGAGTATTTTGCGGATAAAGTAGAATCATTCGAAGGGGTTAGAAACGAACTACCAAAAGATTATCAACCAAAGATAAAAATACAGGTTAGAAAGCTTGAATCCTAACTTTCATTAATATACATATTTATAGACATACAAAAACAATAAAGTATGTCAACAGATTTCGAGTTATTTAAAGGAAAAAATCTAAGTTCTCTATTTGAGGACATTTATAACAACCAATTAAGTAAAAAACAAAAAATAAGTTCTTTAATTGAAGAATTGAAGAAAATGGTAAAACATGCGGGTGATGTTGCAACAGTAGGACCGGTGCTATCATCTTTAATAGATAGTTCAGTAAAGAACGATGACCAATTGGTAAAATTAGCAACTATCGCACAAAAAATTATAGCATCAGAAAAGAAATCAGAGGGACAGGATGGTTTCCTTACGGAGTTTGAAAAGAATCAATTACTTAAAGAATTAGAAGAAACAAAACAAGAAGTAGAAAGAGTAGATGATTTAGAATTTGAATTAGAAGAACTTAAAAAAGCAGTAAAATAATATGGCAGGTTTATCATCTGGTAGAGTTAATACAGCAAACGGATTATCTAATAATATTGCATCCTCATTTGAATCAAAAATAGGATTTGTTTATGATGTTATATTAGATGAAAATAATACATATGCCAAAGAACAGAATCAGTTTTCAGTTTTTTCTGGATGTATTAAATTTAGAACAAGAGAAACTTCTGTATCAAGTGATAAAGAATTACCAATAGCATATCCATTTGATAAAAGTTTTAAAAATCTTCCTATTAAAAATGAAATAGTAGAAATTTTAAAATTACAAAATGGAGTATTCTATTATAGAAGAATTACACCAACATTTAATCCATCTGTAACAGCAACCGCAACAGCTATAAAAGATGAATTTGCAAAAGATTCAAATCAAAAAGGTTCTTCTGAAAACTATAATAATGTATCGGTAACTGGTATATCAAATACAAACCAAAGTGATGATTCAAAAACTGATGGATTTGGCCAATATTATGAAACTCAAAGAGGTCTTCATAATTTAAAATTATATGAAGGTGATTTAGTCATTGAAGGTAGGTTTGGAAATACTATAAGACTTTCTGGGTACAATAACCCACAAAAAAAATTTTCACCAAGTTTAATTATAAGAAATAATGAAAGTTTATACCAAAGAACCGATAAATTTCCTGAAAACCAAACTGTGGAAGAAGATTTTAATAGAGATGGTAGCATTATATCATTGACATCAGACCAATTTGAATTACCATTCACACCAGGAACATTATCAGATAAAGGTTCAACTGATTTCGAAACAAAACCAGCATCATTTCAAAATTATCCAACAAAATTAATTGGTGACCAAATTTTATTAAATTCTGGTAGAATTATATTATCTGCAAAAAATGCAGAGATGATATTTTTTTCAAAAAAGAATTATGGATTTGTTTCAGATGGTGGAATGTCAATAGACAATAAATTAGGAATAGACGTAACGGTTGGTGATAATATTAATTTTGTTACAAATGATAAAGATATAGTATTTTATACTGGACAAGGTTCTATATTTTTGGGAAGTACTGAATTAGAACCATTAGTTAAAGGACAGCAATTAGTTGATTTATTAAGCGAATTAATAGATGCAATAACTCAACAAATTTACCTAACACCATCCGGTCCAACGGCAGAAGGTCCAACTAATTTATCTCAATTTGGAAATATTAAATCTAAATTAAATAATATATTAAGTAAATTAAATCAAACATCATAATGCCAATAACTACAATTAGACAAAATATATTAGAGGGAGAAAAAAATTCATCAAATCAAAGTGATATAAATTATAGTATAGACCCAAAAACCGGTTTGCCGAAAAACACGCAAACATCACAAACATCCGCTCAACAAGCAACAGGTCAATCTGCTGCACAAAATCAAAATTCAACAAATACTGCTAATGCTTTATCTCAAGCCGGTGCTCTAGCTGGTCAGGCTGGCGCTTTGATTGGGCAGGCTGGTGCATTAGCCGGTCAAGCACAAGCTGCAATAGCTGGAGCTCAAGCAGCTGTTGGTGGTGCTATTGGTGCGGTTGCTGGAGCGGTTGGTGCAGTTACTGGAGCAATTGGGGCAGCTAAAGGAATAATTGGAGCTATTAAAGGATTTAAATTACCAAAATTACCAAAAGTACCAAAGTTTAAACCTAAAAAACAAAAAAAACCAAAAGTATTTTCTAAAAAAGATAAATTAGGAAAAATAAAAGAACTTACAGGAAAAATTCCAGAAGTACCAAAAGTACCAAACGTTCCTACATTAGATACATCGAAATTAAATAGTTTAAATTCTGGAATTAGTTCAGCAGTATCATCTGCACAAAATAAAGTATCTGGAATTCAATCAGCTGCACAAAATGCAGTATCTAATATAACATCTAATATACCAAAAATATAAAATATGTCTTGGGCTTTATTTAAGGCAAATATATTAAAATATTCTAACAATCCAAACTCTTTACCTGATTTAAGGAGTGTTGCCAAATTATGGACAAAGGAATATGATGCGGCAATAAAAAGAGGATATGATACTGTTAATTTTGTAAAAGTTAAAAAAGGAAATACAGAATTAATGGAAGAACTTTTTTATGCAGCTTTATTAAAAGGACAATCATCAAAACAACCATATGATTTAGTTGGTGAATTGGGAAAAGCAGTTCAAGCTTATTGGACAGGTGCAACACTAAATGAATTACCACCACCAATAATACCTGCACCGGGTTCAACGGCAAACATAAGCACTGTATCAAATATAGTAACAAATGTAGGACAATGGACTCCACCACAACAAGTTGCACCAACACCACCAAATAAAGAAGCTAAAGAAACTGTTAAAAAAGATTTTGAGCAATATAAAGAATCTCAAAAAGAATACGAAAATTTATTTAAAACAACAATAATTGTTTATGATGATAGATTACCAACACCAACTCAAATAAAACAAGAAACTTTAGAATACAAAAGAGATATAGGTCAAGAAGATACATCCGATACTTCTGATATTGGAAAGGATGAAGAAGACCCAAAGCCAAAACCAAAAATAGATCCTGTTAGGGGAGATAAAAAATTATTTGATAAGGTTGGAAATGGATTATGGCCTGCAAAGGGAGAATATGGTAATTTTGTTGTAAACATACCATCAACAAAAAAAGAAGCTTGGTATAAAAAGAAACAATTGACAACATCTGATGAAATAAACCAATATTTGCAGCAAACAGGTGGTAAAGGTGTAAGAGTTTGGTTCGAAAGAAATCCAGAGTATATTCAAAAAAATTGTACTACAATTGCAATTCCTTTAGCAAATGGAGAAACATCTGTTTTAGTTCATAAACAACTTAAAATAGTTGCAGAACCTGCTTTTCAAAAAATAAAAGCCAAAGGATTAAATAAATTTATAAAAACTTGTTCAGGTGGGCTAGCTATAAGAAATGTAACAAACGGAACTCGTTTATCAAATCATAGCTGGGGATTGGCAATTGATATGAATGCTGATATATATCCGATAGGAACTAAATTTGGTTCTGATGGGATATATGAAGGAAAAACTAAAATTAGAGATTTTAATGATTTTGATTTGGGATTTTTGGAAGTAGCTAAAGTTTTTCAAAATGAGGGAATGACTTGGTTAAAAAGTTTTGACCCAATGCACGTTTCAATATATGAATAATATTTAAGTTATGTCAATAATAGACCCTACAAAAAATACTTCTTTAATAATTGATGATTTTATTCAATATGCTACTCAGCATTTAACTACAGTTTCGGGAGTAGCTTCAACAATATCATTATATCCAACTGTACCTGTACCAACTCCTGGACCAGGTGTGGTTATTTGGTCTGGTTATACAGTAACACCATCAACCCCATCACCACAAATACCACCATCCGATGATTCACCAGAATCAGAAGGAAAGGGTGTAGATGAACATGAAAAAAATAATGGCAAGGTAGATAGTGATAAAAAAATAGAAGCCAAACCAGCCGAACAAGCTACAACAAATTTTGATTACGCACCAAGATCAGCACCCACTCCTATACAAGGTGAACCACCTACCGATTTTAAACCAGAAGAAAAACAACCTTCAACTGAAAATTTAAAAAAGATAGAAAGTGGCCCACCAGCTAAAATATTTGCTCAAGTTGGAGCTATTGGAGTTTCAGCACCACCTGATTGGAAAGGTAAATACGAAAATGGAACTTTACCACCAGATACTATGATTGGTGTTGAAAAGGGTGGTAGGGCAGAATATACATACAAAGGTACGGGTGGTTGGTATCTACTACATCCAGAAGCAGCAAATCAATATTTTAAACTTAAAGCAGCTGCAAAATCTGCTGGTATTGGATGGACAATAACATCTGCTTATAGAAGTGTATCGCATCAAAGTTCTTTGGGTAGTGGTTCTACAATAGCTAAAGCTGGTAAATCTCCACATGGTTGGGGATTAGCACTAGATTTTGGTGAATTGTATAGAGCAGTTGGTGGTAGTGGTGTACCTAGTGTTAATAAACAAGGTAGAGAAACATCATCTTTATATAGATGGCTATCCAACAATGCGCCTAAATATGGGTGGTATAATCCATATAGATTGGCAGATGGTAATGGTGTTGATGAGATGTGGCATTGGGAATATTGGGGATTTTATACAGACAAGGTATAATAAACCCAAAAATAATCCATTTAAATATTTATAAACATAACAATAAAGAAATATGAATACTGATAAACTTTTAAAAGCTATTCAAATCTTAGTTCAAGAGGAAGTTAAACAACAACTACCAGCTCTAATTAAAGAGGGAGTTAAAGCCGAAATGAAAAAAATGATGGCTGAGGGAAAGGTTGTAAAAACTAAATCTGAAGGGTTGAGTATGGCTAAAGCTATTTTAGGTGATGATAATACTATTGTAGAATCAAAAAAAGAATATAGCAAAAATCCAATGATTAATCAAATTCTTAATGAAACTAAAGCAGCCGTTGGAAGCGATGGTGGTTTTAGAACTATGAATTTTGGACAAGGTGATATGGGTTCTATTGTAGGTAGAACAGCAATTGCTGAAAAAATGGGTTACGGAGATTTCACCAGCGGACCTCAAAAAACTGGATTGGGAGTTCAAACTGGTGTAGCTGAATTAGATAAAGCATTGAATAGAGATTATTCAGAGCTTGTTAAAAGATTTAAGAAGTAATGCCTGTAATACTTGGTCAAAAGAGAGTAATTGATACTAAAGAGTATAATGATTATGCAATAGGTATAACCTTACCATTACAAATTGGTAATACTGCATTTAATCAATCATTTACTACCGCAGAACAAGTAAAAACAAATATTAAGAGTTTACTTCTTACAAAGAAATATGAAAGAGTAATGCAACCAAATTTAGGAAGTGGATTGCAAGAATTACTTTTTGAACAAAATACCGAAGATTTGCCTGATAGAATTGAACAAAGAATTTCTGAATCATTATCTATGTGGCTTCCTTTTGTTACAATTGATACAATAGATATAAAACAATCTAATGATTTAAAAGATAGAAATCAAGTAGATGTTTCTATTAAATTTAGAGTTGGAGAAAATCCAAAACTAGAAGCATTAACATTTACAGTTCAATAATTAAAAGATGGCCTTAAAAACTACAAATAAAAATTTTAAAAATAAAGGAAAGGATATAAAATATCTTAATAAAGATTTTGCATCTTATAGAGATAGTTTAATAGAATTTGCAAAAAATTATTTTCCTAAAACGTATAATGATTTCAATGAAACATCTCCTGGTATGATGTTTATTGAGATGGCTTCTTACATTGGTGATGTTTTATCTTACTATGTAGATGATACTCTTAAAGAATCAATGTTACCATATGCAGAAGATAAAAAGAATGTGTTATCATTAGCTCAGTTTTTAGGTTATAAACCAAAAGTAACAGCACCAGCGGTAACAAAACTTTCTGTTTATCAATTAGTTCCATCAATAGGAACTAGCTCAGATAATAAGCCTGATACAAAATATGCTTTAAAAATAAAAGCAGGAATGAGAGTAAAATCTTCAAAAACAGGAGTTTTATTTAGAACAACAGATGTTGTAGATTTTAGCGATGAAACCGATAGAGAAACTTCTGTATATCAAAGAGATGTAACAACAGGAGAACCAACATTTTATTTATTTAAAAAATATGTAGATGTAATTTCAGCAATAGAAGTAACTCAAAGTTTTACTTTTGGAAATTATAAAGCTTTTGAATCTATTAAATTAGGAGATACTGATATTATTCAAATATATGATGTAAGAGATTCTGATGGTAACAAATGGTATGAAGTTCCTTATTTAGCACAAGAAATGGTTTTTGTTGAAGAACCAAATACAGAAGCAAACGATTCAGATTTATCACAATTTAAATCAACAGTTCCTTATATTTTAAAAACTATTAAAACATCAAGAAGATTTGTTACTAAAATAAATTCAGATAGTACAACAACAATTCAATTTGGAGCCGGAGACCCAACAGCATCTGATGAGTTATTAATTCCAAACCTTAAAAACGTAGGATTGGGATTGCCAAACTCAATTAATAGATTAGAAGAATCATTTGACCCAACTAATTTCTTAAAAACAAAAACATATGGTACATCTCCATCAAATACTACTATAACCATTAAATATTTTAAAGGTGGTGGTGTTGATTCAAATGTACCACAAGGAGAATTAACTCAACTTGATGGTATTGAATACGAAGAAGATATTTCACAATATACAAGCGCAGAAATTAGAGTTTTACAAAGTTCAAAAAATTCAATAGCGGTTGATAATGAAATTCCGGCTATTGGTGGTAGAGGTGGAGAAACAATAGAAGAAATTAGACAAAACGCATTAGCTAATTTTGGTTCTCAAAATAGAGCAGTAACTGCTAAAGATTATCAAGTTAGAGCTTTATCAATGCCATCTAAGTTTGGTGGAGTTGCAAAAGCATACGCAGTGGCTGATGGTACTTTAGATAATAACTCACCATCATCAATTTTAGCATCGCCAAATTCACTTCAACAATTTACTGATTTGGTAATGAGTTTTGTTAATAAACCTGATAACGAAGAGCCAACAGCAGCAACGGTAAAAACAGAAATACAAAATTTTTTAATTGGAAAAACTTCAAATGAAAATGAAAAAAACAATCCGTTTGCAATTAATCTTTATTTATTAGGATATGATAGAAATAATCATTTAACAACTTTAAACAGAGGTGTAAAAGAAAATCTTAAAACATATTTAAATGAATATAGAATTTTAACTGATGGTGTAAATTTCAACGATGGTTTTATAATTAATATTGGTATTGATTTTGAAATAATTTGCTATCAAAATTACAATAAAAATGAAGTAGTAGCAAAATGTATTACAGAATTGAAAGATTTTTTTAATATAGATAATTGGAGTTTTAATCAAACAATTAATTTGAGTGAAGTTGAACTAATAATAGCAAATGTTGAAGGAGTTCAATCAGTACCATCTGTTGTAGTTACAAATAAATGTGGGGGAAGATATTCGGTAAATTCTTACAATATTGATGCAGCAACTAAATCAAAAATTATTTACCCATCATTAGACCCATCGGTTTTTGAGGTTAAATTCCCTGATTCAGATATTAAAGGAAGAGCAAGATAATGGCATACTATTTTTTAACAGCATCAAAAGATGCATCGGTTTATCTTCAACAACCAAATCAAAATACTGGTTTGGATGAGATATTAGAAGTAAGTAAAGTTTACTATGGAAATATAAAAGATATTTCTAGAGCACTTTTAAAATTTGAAGTGGGATTTTTATCATCATCTTTGGTTGATACATCAATCTCTATGTCTGAAGCAACTTTAATATTAAAAGAAACAAAGAGTGAAGAAATTCCATTAGAATATACAATTTATGCAAATGCTGTTTCAAGAAGTTGGGAAATGGGTACTGGTACTAGATTTGATAATATTTCAACACAAGGGGTAACTTGGAATTATAGAGAAGGCGATACTAAATTAGATTGGTTAGATAATAGTTTAGCAGATGGTAGTGATGCTAATCCAAATAATGGTACAGGTGGTACTTGGTGGATAGCAAATTCAGCATCTCAATCATTTAGTTATAAAACAGCTGATATAGAAATGAATGTAAAATCTTTACTTCAATCTTGGATGAGTGGTTCTAGACCAAATGATGGTATTATTATAAAATATTCAGATACTTTTGAAAATGATACTAAAGATTATGGACAATTAAAGTTCTTTTCTAAAGAAACAAATACAATATACCAACCTAAAATAAGAATTGGTTGGAACGACCAAAACTTTTCAACAGGAACATTAACAGCAATTTCTAACGATGATATTAAAATAGGAATTACTAATCTTAAAAAAGAATACAAAGTAGGAACAACTCCAAAATTAAGAATTTTTGCTAGAGAGTTATATCCATTAAAAAGTTTTTCAAATTCTTTTTCTTACAACACAACAAAATATTTACCGCAAACATCATATTATCAAATAAAAGATTTTGCATCAAATGATATTATAATACCATTTAGTGATTATTCAAAAATAAGTTGCGATTCAACAAGTAATTTTATTAATTTAAATTTATCAAATTGGGAATCGGATAGAGTATATAAAATTGAATTTAAAGTTATTTTAAATGGAAGTGTTCAATACTTTGATGATGAAATAACGTTTAGTGTTGTAAAATAAGAATAAAATGGCAATGACAGGATTAAAAAATGAAAGTTTAGTAAACGCTATAGAAATTAGCGGTTCTCTTGCTTTGCCGCAAAAAACAAATTCTGGTTTATATGATTTTAGAGCAGATGAGGATAGAGATGGAGTTTTGTTTGGTAAATTAACTAAGCCAAAATATAACGAAGAAGAATTAATAAAATCAATAGATACGGTAATATTTGAATTATTACCAATAGAAGAACCAGAAAGACCGGAAATGGTTCTTAAAGTAATTTACGATGCAGCTTTAGAAGATATAAGATTAAGAGATATAACAATAGCTGAACAAACTGATATTATATTAGATTTAAGAGCAAAAGTAACTGAATTAGAAATAGTTTCTCAAAGTTTAAGAGTTGAAATAGATGGTAAGGAATTATTAGTTGCAAATGCCGATAATCAATCTTTACAAGCAAATTCTAAAGTAGCAAGTTCATTAACTGATTTACAAAATGCAATTCAAAAAGCAACTGCTGAATCAATACAAAGGGTTTCTTTATTTGCTAGAAATCAAGCATTAGAGCAAGAATTGGGAGCATTGAGGGAGCAATTATATGGTAAGCAAGGTAAACTTGCTGAAGGTGCAAAAGTTGGTGAAGATTTTGCTGCAAAAATTATTGAAGTAAAAGAAAAAGATTTGGGAGATATTGCATATAGAGCAAGAGCTAACAAAGCAACAGAAGAATGGCTAAATGGCCCTACATTAGAACTTACAAACTTTACAACTGACAAAGATACAACAATATCATTTACTATTTCTGGAGACCCAATTATCAATGTACCTGGTTCGGTTACATTGAAAGCTGGTGAAACTAAGAATGTTAAATTGGTTGAAAACATTGGTTGGATTAGAGACCAAAAACCAAAAGGTGTAATTGGAACGGCTGGAGACAGAGAATATAGAAGTTCGTTAAAATTAAAATCAAGTGCAGGCTCAAGTTCAGAGGTTTCACTTTCTATATATTTAAAGAAGTTTAGAGGTAGTAGTTAAAAAATAAAAAAATGGCATTAAAATCTGTAAAACAATTAATAGAAAACAAAGGCTATTTTATAGAGCAAAAAGATAGAGCAATCTTTGAGACTGGAGATTTGCGTTCATTTTTTGGTTTTAGTGAAAATGATGCTATTGAGTTTATTGTTTATGATGATACTAATAATCAACTTCCACAAGGGAATGGTGAGATGGTAAGATATATACCACTATCTACAGAAAACATTAACGATTATTTTTTAGTTCCAGATGGAACTGTATTTCAAAAGTATAATTTACCAAAAGAATATTTTATTGATGCGGAGAGACTATTAAGAGAAGCAGGATATAACAGTGGTGTATATAAAACACAAATTACTTTGATAAACAAAAGAGTTGGTAGTGAAAAAGAATTGGATAAATTATGGATTTCAGAAATATCTCCATCAAGAACAGAGATTAGACTTTTTCCATTAAGAAAAAACCAACCACCTGAGTTAATAAAAAATTTAGAAGAAAGATTTGGTATATTTGTGGAAAATAAAAAATTCAGAGAAGACTACATTTATCAAGCATTTCAATATATAGAAAAAATTAATCCATCTTTGATAAGTTCTTTTTTAAAAACTAAATATGGAAATGAATTTTTTGATGTTTTGGTTAATGAATATAAAATACAAAGTTTTGATGTATTTGTAACGGATATTCATAAAAGATTTATAGAAGCTTCTATATATGAATTTACAAATAGAATATCAAATATAAATGATGTTAATTATGGTAAACCCAAAAAAACCAAACCACCAGTTACAATCACAGAAGCTAAAATCAAATCATCAATTGAGGGTATCTTAGTTTCTTTGTTTGATAAATATTTAGCATCGCCTGATATAGTAACAAAAAGTTCCTTTGATAATAAAGTAGAACAAAGTGTAGACCCTATTTCAGAAATTATACAAAGTAAAACAAGTGATATTGAAATACCAAGTGGTGATGTTAAAGTAACTAAAAAAATTGGTATAGTTACAAAACCAATAGAAAAAGATTCTTCAATAAAACTTAAAGAATTAATTAAAAAACAATTACCAATAATTGGTGACCAACCGCCACCAATTATAAAAACACCAATAGATGAATTACCTATATTTGATTTACCACCACTAAGAGAAGAAATTGTTGTTAAAGAAGAACCTGTGGTGATAAAAACAAATCCAATAGGTGGTATTAGTTTTGGTGGCGGTGGTGGTGGAAATCGTGGTAGAGTTGTTGTTAATGATAGAAATAATTTAGGAATTGATTTAGGTGGATTTTTTGAAAATTTGGATAACGTAAGAAATGAAAATTTTGAATAATAAAAACAAATGAGATTAATAGATATAGAAGATAGTTTAGAACCAAAATCGGATTCTCAGAAGTTAGAATTTTTAACACCATTGGAAGGTGGTATAAATTCTGATGGTGATGTTTTTATAAAAAACCCATCCACCAATGCTCCTATCAAAATTGATAAATCTCAAGATTTGGTTGGTACTGCAAATTATGCACCAACTTATTTTTTTAGAGTTGCATCAAATGTGGATAACGCATCAATTTATTTAAATGGAGAAAATACATTTAAATTAACTCCTGATAGATTAAGTATAAGTGTAGATGATGTTATTAAAAATGGTGGATATACAATTACTATTCAAAAAGAGGGTTATACAACAAATGAAAAATATTTAATTGAAGTTTTATTTACTCCAAAATATTATCAAGACGATTCTTTTATAAGAAATTTAACACCAATTGATAATACATATAATCAATTTGATAGATTTGGTGTACCAACATTTAATTCAGATATAACAGCTAAGAGATTAATGGATCCTGTTTATGTAGGAGAACCAGCTTATACACTTAGAATAACAAAATACGAAAATGGTATCCAAACACCTTATGATTATGATGTCAATAATCAAGTAAGAGAATTATTATTTTCTAATCTACAAATTAAAAATCCAAAAGATATTCCATCGGATGAAGAATTACCAAAAGAAAATTTATTTCCTGTAAGTGTAAGCTTAAATGGAGATAATGTATCTTCTATATTGATTGTAAATAATACGGATAGAGTAGAATTAAATAGAGGTATAAATGATTTTAAATATCCTTCAGGTACAAAAATAAAAATAGCATCTTCTAATTTAGAAAATTTTAGAATTAGTTCAATAATTGTTACGGGTGAAAATAAAAACAATATTGAAGCCCAAAATTCATTAGAAAGTGTAACCACTGAATTTGTATTAACAGAAGGTATTGGTATTGAAATTAATACTAATAATATTACACCAATAACCTTAGCACCACCATCAATTGCATTTGTAAATGTAAATGATTTGGCAGAATATAATATTAATACAAAATCTGGTGTTGCAATAGGATTAACAAAAATTGGTGATGTTTCTTCATTAAGAGTTTTATTAAATAACCAAACAATTGAATTTGGAAATCCTTGGGAAACTGTAAGAGGAAATGCGGCAGTAGTTTTAATACCTGAAAAATATTTTACTTCGATTGGTGTTTATAGAGTTATAATAGTTGCATCTAATGCAGATGGTGATAGTGAACCAATAGAATGTAAAATAAATGTTGTAAACAAAGTTTATGTTGGTACTCCTGATATAAGAAATATAGTTTTTCCACAAAATATTAAAGGAAAAGATTTTGTAGGATTTGATGTAGATTTTGATATTGCATGGCAATCGGTAAATACTGATTATGTTCTAATTAAACCATTGGGTTTAACAACATCTACAAAAGCACAAGCAGCAGGTTCAATAACATTTAATTTTAAAAAGTTATTAGAATTAGCAGCTTCAACAAATATTGATACATCAAAAGATATTGTTCAATTAAGTCTTATATTAACTCCATATAACACAAGTGGACAAGAAGTAATTTCTGGTAAAGATGAATTAATAACAATTAATTTTGAAAAAAGTAAAAAAGTATTACCAAGAAATGTTGCAATTAATAGATTAGTAGAAGGATTTATAAATCAACTAGATTCTTCTGTATTTGCTGAAGAAAATTCAAAATATTTAACACATCTTCTTCATTTAGGCGATGGTGATAATAAAATTATAACAACTTGGGTTGGTGATAGAGAATCTTTAATTTTAAAATTATATGAACCTGTAACAACCGCAATACAACCAAATCAACAAGTATGGATTTCAAAAATACAATCAAATCCAATTGTTGAAACTATAACAATTACTGGTATAGAATCTGATTTGTGTCCACCACTTAAAGGACCAAATTTTAGTTTAGAACCTGATAATGGTATTGGATATACAATTTTTGAAGATTTAGTAGCTAGTGGTTCTTTAACTTCGGATGCAATCGCAAATAGATTTTTAGAGAAAAGTGGAATAGATACAAATAAATTAAATATACAATACCAAAGTGGTTCGGTATATACATTTGAAAACTTTTCACATTTTGGTTCTGCTGCAGAAAGAGCTAAAAATTTCTTTTATAAAGCTAAATTAATTGAAACTTTAAAAGTAAGGTACGAAACTTTAATAACACCACCATCATTCCCAGTTGGTACAATTCTTACTGAAGCAACTGGTTCACATGAATCTTATTTAACAATAGATGGATACCAATTCGTAACCGAAGATGGTGCATTTGATATTCAGTATGAAATTCAATATTTTAACGCAGTTCCAGAAGCTAATGAAGCAAAAAGAGTTTTAAATGAATTAAATCTTTTATTAAGAAACTTAGATGGATTTGAAAAATGGATGTACTCATCTTTAGATTCTTTAGCATATCCAAAAGAAATTTTAGTTTTACCAAATGGAGTCCCAGTTTACATATTAAAATTATCAAATAGTGCAGAAGTAACAGCTTGGTATGAAAATTTAGTACAAGAAGCTGAATACTATGACAAATATAATGCAAATTATCTGATAAATAACATTCCAGAATTTATTTATTCGGATGTGGACAATTCTCAGTTTTTGTTGTTCTTAGATATGATTGGACAACATTTTGATATTATTTGGTCATACATAAACGCTTTAAATAGAGTAAGAGTAGTTGAAGAAAAAACTGATTTGGGTGTTCCTGATGATTTAATATGGCATTTATTAAAATCAATGGGATGGGATGCTAAAAGAGCTTACGATTCACAATTTATTTGGGAATATGCTTTTGGATTAAAGAGAGATGGTAATACTGCATTTTCAATGTCTTTAGAAGAAGCTAACAATCAAGTTTGGAGAAGAATTATAAATAACTTACCATATTTGTTAAAACACAAAGGTACTGCTAGAGCTATGAAAGCTATAATGGCTTGTTATGGTGTACCACAATCTCTTTTAACTATTATGGAATTTGGTGGACCTCAAGATCCAACTATTGGTGGTTCTAGAGATTTTAGTTTCGAAGATAGAACAGCGGCAATTTACTTAACACAAAGTTCAAGCATAAAAATTCCTTGGAAAGAAGTAAATGGAAATGTACCTTCTTCAATAGAATTTAACTTTAAGCCATCAACTTTACCAAATACACAATATACTTTAATTTCATCAAGCCAATGGACTTTGGATTTAGTACAAACAACTGGTTCATTTGGTAAATTAGAATTAAACTTTGGTGGTGATTTGGGCGATTCTCCTTATATTTTAAGTGGAAGTGGCGCAGGGTATCCGTATTTTGCAACAACAATTGAATATGTTTATGGACCTGATTTATTTACGGGAAGTTTAGAATTCCCAATATCTACAGAATATTATTCTAATGTATGTGTTAATAGAATTGATTATGGTGGCAATAGTTCTCTTTATGAAGTTTGGTTAGGTACATCAAATGGAAATAGAATTATAACTTCAGTTAGTATGTCTATCTTTACTGAAGATTCTCAATGGATAAGTGGTTCTTCATTACAAATTGGTGGTAATGGATTTGTAGGAAATGTTGATGAATTCCGTTTATGGAGAGTTCCTTTACAAAGAACTAAATTTAACAATCACGTTTTACATCCTGATTCAATAGCTGGTAATTCATACACCGCTTCTACTGAAGACCTTTTATTCCGTTTAGATTTTGAATATCCAAAAGATAGAACCGCAGACCCATATATTAAAAACGTAGCTATTAACGAAACATATGGAGAATATTATGCTAGTGCTAGTAATATGTATTCGGCATCATCATATCCATATCAATACACCCCATACGAAAGAACTGTAACAGCTACTGTTCCATCTTTAGGATTT